TGTTATCGATTGTAAGACCACCAGGAACACTATAAGAACCACCCGAAGGCAATGTCTTAAGAACCGCAGCCCAACCAGCAAAAGTAGTAAGGATAAGGTTTGCGTTCCAGTTCAATGCACCAAGTTGTGCGATATAATCGATGAATTTCTCAGCAGTAACTGAAGCAGATGTAGAACCAGCAGTTGCAGAAGATGCAATTGCATTTAGGTAATAAGTATCTTCAGCCTTTTGAAAATCTTCAATTAAAGAAGATTGCAAATAAGATTGCAAGAAAGGAAGGTCATCAATCATTTGGCGGCTAACTTTAGCATAACCAGCAATGAATGACAAAGCAGTATTCACAACTGTTACATCGTAGTCAACTTGTGGTTTACCACTACCTTCAGTTTGCTTACCGAAAGAACCTTCGCCTACTGGAGTATTTCCACGTGGGAAAGATACTGAACCAGTTGATACAGGAAGGATATTGAATACTGAACGCAAATGTGGGTTAACATAAGACCTCATTGAGGCGTTATCTACATAAGATGTATAGATGCTACCAGTAAGGTTAACACCTTCTGTCATAACACCAACTGCTTTTAAATCAAGGTCAGCAGCAAAGCCAGTACCTTTGCCTTTAGCAGCCATCTTAATGTCGTTCCAACCTTTCTCAATAGAAGCACCAATGTTGTTTTTGATGTCCATGATATGATCTGCATAAGATGCTGCAACTTTTTTCTCAGCACCAGCAGCCAAACGACCATAAGATGCTTTAGCTTCAAGAACTTCTGCTCTTGCTTCTTCAAGGCTCTTATTTGTCTTTACAAGGCTCTCGTTGATTTGCTCAACTTTACTTTCAAATGACTTTGTAGCTTTTTCTGTAACAGATGCTACCTCTGCTTTTTGCTCTGCCAACTTAGCTTCAAGGGCAGTTTCAAATTGTTTCAAATTTTCCATTTTGTTTACTTTAGAATTTATTAATTATACTTATTAGAGATTGCTCAAACTCTTTGCTATCATCCTTTTGCTGCAATGGTGCTTCCGCTGCCATGGTGCTACTTGTCTGCATCTGCTCAACTGTTTGTGCAAGTTGTTTTATTTTTATAAGACACAAGTCAATGGTTTCATCCGTTACATCAGAATCTCTAATAAACTTCTCAAATGCCTTAATTTGGTCTTGTATTTTGTCTATGTTTTTCATTCCTTTCATTCCGATTAATGGTGTATTCTCATTTGCACCCCAAGCAGTAAGTGAACTACCTTCAAATAGCATTACATCGTGAATCTCGTTTGCATCACTACCTTTTTGCTCTCTCAATGTTTTAAATCCTATTGAATGTTCCCCTATCAACCCACTCTCAACCATCTTGATGAAATCAGTACCAAGTTGATGCGTACCAACTTTTGATTCATAATACAATCCGTAACTATCTTCTTTCAAAGTAGTTAATTTACCCAATGGTTGTGATGGGTTATGATTAAGCAAATGCTTTATTCTTTGCTTACCATCAACACCCCAATCTTGTATTGACCTTTTAAATGCACCTGGCATTATTATATCACCATCCGAATCAATCATTCCAAATGCTGAAAAATATCCAGCAACGACACCGCTTTTGGCATCAACATCTTTTACTTGCAAATCAAATGACTTGTAATTGTATATCATTTTTTTATTTATTTTATTTTTCTTATTAACCTACCATTTGAATCTCTCCTACCTTCAAAACCAACTGTACAACGACAATTGATACTAAATCCTGGTGGGGTTGTGGGATCACCTGGAAATCCAGCAAATACCAAATCACCCTTTTTACCAGTTGATGTAAAATCTTCATCCCATCCTACTTTTTGTCCGTTCATATTAACATGGTCATACATATCTGCTGGTATTCTTCTTGTCCTCGAATCAACCTTTGCTATCCATATCTTATCTACTTCAAAGTCATGCTTATCGGCAGCTAACATTGATGCATAATTACTTGCTCTCATAACTTCCGTTCTCACAATTCTTCTTGCTCTCATTGCACTATATCCATTCTCATTATCAGCAAGTATCTCTTTAACAATTTCATCAATACTTTTACCTTCGTTCAATCCTTGTGCCAATATATCTTGCAATTTAGCTTTTGTCGTTTGTGTCATATTTGATACCAACAAAAAGCCATATTGCACAAGAAATTTTATTGCTTCATCAACCCATTCGGTGTTAAACCCATATTGGTTTGATTTTTTATTATTTACTGCAATTGCTCTATAAACTGCATTAGCAAAAATGATTGTTGCTTCTTTGTATAGCTTGTTCATTATATTCATCATATCCTCATTCCAAGCATAACTACCCATTCTTGATAATGCACCACTTGCACCATATTCTTTTAAGTCAGATGCAAATTGCTTTAAATCTTTTCTTATTGCTCCATTAAATAAAGAACTATACTTAACATCAAGTTGATACCTCAGTCTTTCCACCTTCAACCAATATTCCCTTTGCTCTGTCCCGTTCATCAGTTAGTTTTCGTTTTAAACTATTCCTCACTCCTATTCGCAACTCCATTTCCGTTCTGCACGTTCTCTCCGTTGGAATCTTCGGAAACCTCTCCATTACCATTTGCCAAATCTCTTGATCCGTTGTTGTAGCTACTATCATCAGAATTGTTTTCTTGTGGAATACTTAAATCCATCATAACTTGCTCCAATGGAACAATCGAACTATTTACATAAGAATGTTCGTAGATGCCACCCTTCTCCTCATAATTCATTGCAACTCTCTTTTCATCAAATGTTAACCAGTTTGCATCACGAAGAATCCTACTCATCCTCTCCATGTCTTGTTGTAATTCAGGAAGTGCAGTAATATCAAAGTCTATATAAACATCTTCACCAAATGCGGGTACTAACCACTTATTCAATTCATCCCTCAATGAACAACACATTGGTACAATAGTGTTAGTCATCAAATCTCTTAATGCGTTTTGATAGTTATTATAACTTGTACTACTTGTATCAAATAATACAGATGGCATACCAAATACCCTACACCATTGTTGCAAAGACATTGTCATTGTCTTAACCAAGTCCATATCAACTGAACTAAGTCCAAAATTCAAATAATCCCATGGTGTTTGCAACACTCCTATCTTACCTTTATTATCAACACCATTAATGTCATCATTAACGGCTCTTTTTATTATACCAGCTTGTTCAATGGTAAATGTCGGAACATTTGTACCAATTGGTTTTGGTGTTATAGCACCCTTAGCACCTCCATTGGCAGCCATCATTGCAGAAGCATCCGCAGCATTGTGACTCATGCGTAAAGTCTTGTATGCAGACTTTAATGGACTTAAACCACGCAAATGCGTTCTTGTAACATCGTTAAATTCGGGATTCCATGTTTTCCATTGGCAAACTTGCTCCTTTGGAATATTGATACCCATTCCAGTCATTAACCTATAACCAAGAATATTATACAAGTCTTTAGGATCGGGGTAAATATCTAAGAATTGTGTTGGCAACACATTTAGTTCTAAAAACTTCCCACCATTGACATTCCCATTATTCCCATAAATATTTCCTTCACCACTCAAATACCTATATCCAAATAAATTCTCTAAAAATTGGTCTTGCGATTGCGACCTATTTGGATTCTCTAATAATTTAGCAAGTGGACTATCCATCACCACATTCTCGCTATAAGCATTTTTTCTTTGTATCAATGCTTGTTCAAATGCACCTTTAAATTGTATTCCCCTTGTTAAACTTTTATATTTTAACAAAGCATTTTTACCCTTCTCGCTATTATTCAATTTATAAACATACCAAGGTATTGATGCCGACTTTCTTGCTAAAAAACTCACAATGCTATAAACATCAGCATTGCCAAGATAACCCTCGTAAATATAACTCTCAGTATTGTAGTTCTGAAGAACCGCACCATTAATGCCTTTCATCGGTGCAGTATATGTAACAGTTGGATCTAAGCCTTTCTTTTTAAATATGTCTAATAATCCCATTTTTTATTTATATTGCCCCCCAGGTAACTGAAGGAATTGTTAGCTTACTAAAAATAGCATACCTCATCGCATCAATCGCATGGTCAGCAAATTTTACTGGCATATCGAGTTTATTTCCATTTCTGTCCGTTTTCCATCTATAACTCTTTAATTCCTTTAACAAATTTAAGGAATCTTGGTGAATTGTCAATGGAGTACCTTTCACAGTCCTAATTCCCTCCGTAACATCTTTATTTGCTGGTTTTGCATTAAAACCATTCCTCACCATCTCCTCAATAGTTTTTGGTTCGGCAGCATCACAATAAATCTCGTCATATTTACTCAACCCTAATTGTTTTATCTTGTCAACCAAATCATTGGTCGTTAATCTCGTTTCATACAACAACTCCTCAACAAATGCTACCCCATCATTAAAAGTTACCTTTATCAACGATGATGGATTATTAAATCCAAAGTCCAACCCATAAACCAC